ATTTCAAAGCGCATGCGGAAGCGAAAACCGTCTTCGCAGACTTCACCGATTTATGGCGCGCGATGATCAGCGCCGCGAACAGAAAATAGAGGCCCCATGTCCGACGACATCGTGAAAACACTGCGCGAAGGCCCTCTCAAGGAGGGTGAGCAACACGGCATTGAACTGTTTGATGTGCCGACTGCACAGGCCGATATGGCTTTTGCTGCCGATGAAATTGAGCGCTTGCGGAAAGTGGTCTGCATTTACGGCGACCGCATCAGGATGGCGAACGCGGCTGACCCCGCCTTGCAGCAGTCAATCGACGACGCATTCACCTATTCCGAAACATAGACTCGAAAGGCCCCTCATGCCTAGAAACATGTCTTTTGCGATGACGACCAGCCAAGTCTATCGGCGCGAGAAGGATGTCACTCGGCGCTTTGGTTGGTGGTTTCTGAAGCCGGGCGACGTCGTCAACGCAGTGGAAAAAGCGATGGGATTGAAGCCGGGCGAGAAGATTGTCCGGATCTGTCAGATACGCGTCATCGACGCTCGACCCGAACCGCTGAACGCGATCACAAAGGAAGATTGCAAGCGCGAAGGCTTCCCGGAATTCGAACCGTCAGACTTCGTCGGCATGTTGACATCGCACTACAAATGCGAGCCGACCAAGACAGTCAACCGCATCGAATTCGAATACCTCTAAACCATTGCTCAGAAAGGCCCGGCTATGGCGACCTATGCAATTCACCTGGAAGGCTCAGCAAAGAGCCGCGAAGAAATCGCCGATTTATTGGCACGAACGGCGGACATGGTGCGCGGTGGCATGACCCTTTGCTGCAATAAGCATCTCGACTTCGAAGTGACCGAAGATCACGAGGATTTTGAACCGCCCACCGTCAACAACGAAGTCGTATAGGAAAGGCCCGGCAATGAAACAGCTTTACAAAAACGGCAAAACCGAAATCTGGGGCTTCTACTCAGACGGCGTTTTCGAGTTCGGCGTTTATGACGTCTACGGCAGCGGCGACCCGCGCATGTGCCCGTCAATCGGCATGGCTCTGGACGTTGCAGGCGTGTCTGGCGACGAAGCGAAAGAGGTCATTGATCAGCTGCCGCCGAACGCGCGGGACTGATCTTTGGCCGCCTACTACAACGAGAACAACAAGGACGCGGCACAATGACTCAAATGCCACATCTCCTGGCATCCGTTAGCCACATCACGTTGCGCGTCCCAGAACTATGTAGCCCACCGCCCAATGGGGGGCATCTTGCTTGGCCTTGGCAATTTTGGGCACGTCACCAATTGGGCAACCTTCACCACATGCGCGCAGCAATCAACCGCTCTTCAGGGCCAACCGCCTGCGCGTAGATCGCCGTCGTCTTCATGTCCGCGTGCCCAAGCCAACGTTGGAGCATGTGAAGCGGAACATTTGACGCGATCGCGTGAATGCCGAAGGCATGTCGCAGCCCCTTCGGATTAGCCTGCGGCCCGTCGATCCCGGCGATCATCATGACGTGTTTCAAATGCCGCCAAGCCGTTTGCCGGGAGATAGGCCAGAACGGCGAAGGACCTTTCGCAAACGTCGTGCCTATGTCCGCGACCAGAGACGGCGGAAGCGGGATCTCACGAAACACGATCTTGTTCCGCTTCTTGAGCGACTGAATGGACACCACACCGGTTTGCGTCTGGAAGCTTTGCGCTGACAACGAAAGCGCTTCTGAGATCCGGCACCCGGAATATGCCATCACCTCACACAGCAGCCGGGTCTGGTCCGGAGACCGCTGCGCAGCCTCAAGGAATGCATGCCTTTCGCTGCCATTGAGATAAAGGCGCCTGCCATCAGGCGCGTAAAGTTGGAGACCGCCGTCCACGTCGCAACCCTATTGGTTATAGTGTTTCACAAGCACTGAGGGTTGCGTAAAAATACTCAAGCGTTTCAAGTTGAACGCTACGCAACCAAGAATTAGTTGTCAATTACAGTTTCCAAATGCACCGTCCATCGAAACACTATAACCAATTCTGTTTTATGAGCATTGAGAGCGTCGAGAAAGACCTTTTCAATGCTTGCTTTTACTGCCGCTCAGACCTTTCCGAGAGCGCAACCCAATCAAAAAACAAGAAACGGGAGTGTCGACCTGCTTCGGTTCGTTGGCGCTATCGGCATCATTCAGTTCCATTGCGCCGCGCCTGGTGGTTGGATCGGCCTTGCCGCCTTGCCGATGTTTGTCATGCTGCTTGTGTATTTCGGAGCGGCCAAGCCGATCGAACAGCAGGCGAAGAGGCTGCTCTTGCCCTGGCTTGTTTGGAGCGCGATTTATGGCGCCCTCAAGCTTACGCAGAGCATCGTCAGCGGCACATCCCTTTCTGGCGAGTTCGCGCCCTGGATGGTGCTGACTGGAACAGCCTTGCACCTATGGTTCTTACCGTTCTCGTTTCTGTTCTTGCTGATTTGCGCAGCGATACCGGCGCGGGCACCCCTGCCCTTGCTTTCAATAGTTTGTGTGCTGCTATCAGTCACTGCCCTTTGGATTTTCAATTCAGCAGAGCTGCCAATCCCATTTGCGCAATGGTTTTCGGTCATTCCAGCCGCATGCGCCGGACTATTGATGCAACGCGCCGCGACCAAGACAGTTGCCCCGATGGCTCTGGCGTGTGGCGGCATAGCTGCTCTCTATGGCGGCATGGAGATGATGACACCCCAGCTAGCGATTTCCGGACTAGTCGTACTGATTGCAATGGCAATCCAGTTGCCTCAAACAAAACTTGTCGAAACCTTGTCCGGACTATCGCTCGGAATGTACCTTGTCCATCCAGCCGTTATTGCGCTCACGCTGCATGCGATCCCTAGAGACGGATCACTTTTGTTTCCAATCGTTTTGATCGGCTCGATCCTGATCGCAGCTGTTCTCAAGCGTTTGGTGCCGGAAATCGTGTAGGCCACGGATGTTCGTGCCGCAGCCAACATGACGACAATTGGCCAGGCGAGTTAAACCGCACTCAGCGAGATATCGTCATACTCTGAGTACTGCCCCAACGTGGCGCTACCAGCTCTCAAGGTCAGGTAGCAAACCGTGGAAGTTGCTGTGAAGGTGACGGACCGCACGCCTGACGCCGTGCTGGAAAGGTACGCACCGTTGTTTACGCCAGTTCCTAGACGGACATATGGGCCGCTCGCCGTTCCCACGAAGGCTGTGTAGTCAAGTCGATACTGCTGACCGACCACGAGATCCGGCATCCGCTGATTGACGAAACCGGTTTTCGAATCTGAGTTTGTGACACGAAGGCGACCAGCGACGATCGTGTCGACCCCGCCCGAAACTGAAGCGTAGTTGCCGGTTGTGTCCGTCTCAAAATCATCGCTGAAGACCACGACCGGCGGACCGGCTTCCGTTGTGAATTCAGCGGAAGTGACGACATTGGATCGATTGCCGACTGCATCCAGCTGGACGTAGTGCACACGGAACGCCGTATTCGGATTGAGCCCTGCTTGATCAGGCACGTTTTGCAGGCCTGTTCCGTTGACAGGCTGGTTGCCGTTGATAACTGCGCCTGTACCATCAATGATTGCCGGTCCGTCCGGAGTGTCTGAAGTCGGATAGACACCCCAATAAAGGGTTACGTTGTCCTCATCAGTCACCACCGAAAGGCCTGTTGCACCTTCTGATCCATTTGCGGCAGCCGTTGGGACCGACAGAACAGGTGCTGTTGTGTCGCTGGAAGGCGGATTGAGCTGAGGCCAATAGTCAGCCCAGACCTGTTGCGTCCAAGGTGTCGAAGCATGCGGGGCGTAGTCCCATGTCGCTGAAGGCGTATTTTCCAGCATGCTGTATTCCACCATGCGGAGCGCAGCATTCCAGCTTGGGTGCCAGATGCCGAAGAATTTGAGCCCCATTATGTGGCTGGCCCATGCGTTGAGCGCTCGATAGACGGCGTGCGGTGACTGGCTGAACTTGTTGAACTCACTCACACCGGAAATGCCCCACTGCGCATCGCCAACTGCGGGCGTGAACGGCGCAATGCAATAGGTGTCTTCAGTACCGGATACGGCAAAGCCCGTAGCATCATCAACGGTCAGAATGATGCTGTCACTTGAACCGCTCCAATCGGTCTTGTTCTGGGAGATCACGAGCGCAGTGTTTGTTCCATCCGTCAGCGTAAAACCGGTAAAGGAGATCTGCGGGGGGTCGAACTGCTGGCCCGTCCGCGTAACCTCAACTGTGATGGTGTTCGCACCAGTGTCAACGGCCAGAATTCTGCGTTGCCTATATGGATACGGGTCGGTGCCATTGGAGTGCGGAACCATGCGGCTGACATGATCGGCCGTGACTTCGAACGCCTGGGAGTAGTTACCCGCCATAACCGTAAACAGATTGGCAAGTTCAGCTTCCTGCCCGGACCACGAAAGAAAGAGGGCGACTTTGAACCAATGGAACTGGAAATGGCCGCCGTTGCGAGGATTGAACGACCCGTTGCCTTCGAATGCATCCCACCACTGCTTACCCTTGGAGATCATTGCAACTGCAATCTGACGTTTCTGGGCAGTGGTAAAGCTGCTTGACATCAGCGCCATGATGGCCGGATCGACCATCTGCTGGTTGATGTACAAGCCATAGTTTTCTCCGGCAGCTGTATCGTGCGGGAAGGACTGGCGGTACCAATCAAACGCAGCGGATGTTTGGGCAAAAATCGGCGTGAAATGACCGACGCGCGACATGATACTTTCAAAAGAGGGAATACCGGTATGCGCTGATGTATCAAGCGGCGCTGGGGATGCAGCCAGACGAGCATCAACATCAATCACTGAATGCTCTGGTGTGCCCCTGGACGGCCAGCCGACAGCAGCGGGAGAAAACGAGTTTGCTGGCGGTGCCTCGGCAACGATGTAGCAAGCCGCATAGCCTTCCGGAACTCCCTGCCGCTTCAAACTATCCGAGTTGATGAGCACCGTGGGGCGACCTACAGCCTTCAAAATGACATCCCCAGCCTGCACCACGGCAGGGAAAGACGCGTTTCTCGATGCGTTCCAATGCATCATTCGTTCGTCGTAACCCTGCTGATCGTTCATCTGCGGATTGATTTCCGCACCGTGCGTGATTTTGCTCTCAAAGGCATCGACAGTTTGTGCAGGCGTGGGCTCATATGCGGTTACCTGTCCCGCACCAGCCACGAAGTACCCAGGGCCGTCCTCGTAGTTCCCGTTAGGTTGCGCTGTAGCGAAGGGAAACCCAACAGGTGTCGTGATGCCCAATGTCTGTGTGATAGAATTGGAGCTTGACGAAGCAGCAACCGTGAAGTTTCCGTAATTGACAAGCTGGATGGGATTGCCCGCGAGATCCTGAAGACTGTCAGTCAGGAACCGGAAGTTAACAGCCGCACCAAGTGTGAGATCTGCCGTTGGGGTGATCGTCAATGTGAGCCCGTCGCCGCTGATGACAGCGGAAGCGCCAGACGCGCCAGTGAAGTTTTCAACATCAGCAAATCCGCCTCCAGTATCTTCTTGGAGTTTGACCGCGCTACCTCCGCCCCACTGCACCGGCTCAGGAAAGGAGAACACGAACTCCTGATTTACTGGCAAGTTTGTCGTCCCGGCAACGGGGACTGATGCGTCGATTGTCGGGGCAACAACATCGTGCGCCGGGGCCGCTTCTTCCACCGAAATCCGCACAGTAGAGCCACAAAAACCGGCAGCATTTTCCGCGCGGATCTGCAAATCGTGGAACGCCGCAACAGCACCGTCAACGGCTGAACTAAGCAGGATGTCCGTACCGTTTGCTGCCATGACAAACTTATTGTCCGGGTCGCTGGTTATAGAATAAGTGACTGGCGCGTCGCCGTTTCCGCTGATCGTTGCAACTCTCGAACCGACCGATAGGTCGTCAGTGATCGAGACCTCTGACAAGTTGAAGTAACTCGGCGGCTGCCCCAGCGGATTGGAAGACAAAGATGTGCCAGACAGCAGTTGACCAACGCCGAAATGGGACCCGCCGCCGAATCCCGCGCCAAAGTGAGAACCACTCATGATTTTGAGCCTTGAAAGATAGAGAGATCAGGAAGCGAAGAGCGCGTAGCCGAACGAATTAGCCGCGCGTGACCGTCACCTGATGGGTGTGATTTACGGCGCGCACGTAAACCTTCTGCGTGGCCGTCAAGCCGTTGTATGAGACGGGAAACCAGGCACGACCGCGGCGTTTCGGAACATTTTCCACTGGGTCTGCGGGCTCTGCGGTTCCCATGAAAACCCAGAAATCATCGGTGCTCTCAGACTCGACGAGAACAGAAGAATGGCCGTCAGAAATCTCGAGCCACGCATCACTTGGAGCATCAAAGGGTAGTTGTTCAGGCATCATTCTCTCCTCGTACGCCGACGGGCGTGTCAGTCAGATGGTTTGAAAACTTGTTTGAGTTCCTGGGCGAGTTGCCCTGGCATCGCCTCTAACCTTGAATCGAGACGCTCGATGGCCTGCGCCAGGCGCGTTTCGACTTCCTTCAGGTGATCAACGGAGGCATACTCGCGCTGCGCCAAGAGCTGGTACTCGCTGAAATCGTTTCTCAGCTTTGACAGTTCGCGAGAGAATTCTTCCCGTACGCGGCTCAGTCGATCATGCAGTTTGTTGTCGCCGTCTTGCGCCTTGTCGTCGGACTCGCGCAGCTGGCGCTGCAAGGCGCGATCTCTTGCAACAACCCCGCCGAGAACCGTTGCAAAAAGCGCAATAAGGGTGATTCCGGTCCCGATTACCCAAAGATCGCCTCCATCAGGAGTGCTCATCGGCGCCCCCTGATCGCGCTCGAAACTGCCTGCTTTGCGCCTCCCATCAGCCCAAGGCCGAGCGCACCGCCAACGAGTGCATATGCCCACTGCAACAGGTCGTCGCCTGTTCGGGGGAAGCCGCCTCCGAAAAATTTGACGTAGACCGGGATGCCGATCTGGTACCAAAGCAAAACAAGGGTCTGCGACCAGACCACAAATGCCCAAGCACGCCGAACCATCGGGTCCTCAGACTGGAAACTGGCCTGGATTGTTTTTTGCGCTTCACCGAAGACATCAGCGGCATTTGCCGCAAGAGCTTCGGTCATCCGCGCCTGCGCGTCCACCCAGGCGACATCAACCTTCGCTTCGGCTTCTGCCACGGTCACCTTCCCATCAGCGACGTCTTTGAGCAGCGATTTGATTCCGCCAACGAAATCGCCGACCAGTATCGACGACACGATCTTGAGGACCGGCCCGACAAACGAAAGCGGCCCCATCAGTCCACCTCGCGCCCGAACATTGTGTTGATGCGACGCTGGATCACATCCCGATAGCGCCAGGCGAAATAGGCCACCGCGACGACAGCAACGCCGGCGGCGATCCAACCCCAAGGAAGACCGGAGAAGAACGCCCCGATGGTCGACACCGCCGTCACGCCCCCACCCGTTTGAACGCTGTCTTTGACGGCAACAGCATCGCGGCGCAGCTGCGCCATCGTTGCCGGGCCGATGATGCCGTCATTGTTCAGGTGCGGATGTGTCTTCTGGTACGCGAGAACAGCCGCTTTCGTGTTCTTGCCCATCCAGCCATCAATTTCCCCCGGGTCGAACCCGAAGCGCTTCAAAGCTTCTTGCGCTTCCTTGACCTCTGGATCCGGCTCTGCAGGCGCATGATCGGCCGCAACGTGCTGCTTGCGGTCATAAATACCCGCATAATTGCCAGTCAGGAAAAGGTCCGCCTCCTCACGCCGGCGTCGAACCAGGCCGGGCAGCTTTCGCCCACCGGCTTTATTGTAGTTTTCAGCCCAATGCTGTGCCGCGGCTACCCGCTCGCCAGCCTTCCAGAGCTGCGCCGCCTTCCAGCCCATGAACCGGGGACCGAGATTGAATGTTGCAGATACTGCCGCATCGAACTCGTTCTGCGTGGCATCGTCAGGCATGCCAGCTTCGACAGGCGGCTCGTACTCCTCAGCCAACGCTTCTTTCAAGATGCGTTGGTTCTGCTCCCGGGTGATCGTGTCGCCAGGCTTGAGTTTTCCATCCCACATCTTGCGGAACACAGCACTGCGGTTCGTGAACCCGGTTCCGATAGTCAAGACGCCGACCGGGTCGAGATAAGCCCTCGACACGAACCCTTCGTGCGCCTCAACGAAGGCAACACCCCTTTCACTGGTATCCATGTGATTTCCTTTCAGACACGAAAAAACCGCCCTGAAGGCGGCTGGAAAAGTTTGCAAAATTGAAGCTTTCGATCCGTCAAACGTCCCAAGTCATCGGGGACAGACCGAGCGAGACGGCGAGTGCGTTTGCGTTTGCCTGCGCGGTTTGAAGAATGCTGGCGTAGTTCACCGGATCGCTTTCGGCCTCCAATGCGACCCGTGTCGCGCGCCGAAGCCCTGCGATCGAGCCGGCGATCTGCCGAAACGAGGTCGCGTTGGAGAGGATTGCATTTGACAGATCCGAGAGGCTTTCACCGGTCTGGTCGGCTTCCGCCTGCAACATCGCGATCTGATCGGCCGTCGCGTTGCCTGCGATATGTGCCTCGGCCGCCGCTTCCTTCACGGTCCAGGAGAGCTTCTCACCGATGGAAACATTGCCGGCTACATGGGCCTCAAAAGCCTCGGCATACGCAACAATCATCGCCATTGCGCTTTCCAGCGTGTACTTGGCCTTGGGGCTGAATACCCAATCATTCAATACAGGGTCATAGTCGTAGTCCTCGCCGGGAGGCACGGGAACACCTGAAACATAACCGTCAGGATAGCTGGCAAGGATTTCAGGGGTCGGTTCTGAAATCGGAAACCAGGGCTGACCGCCGAAACGATCGGGATGATAAAAGCCGGTTTGCATGAGCGTCCCCTTAGGCGAGTTCGTAAATGTTGGTCACAAGACTGCGGGCGCGGTAGTAGTGGCCTGGTGGAACGATGACGCTGTTCATCTGGTTCGCGCCGGCAACCGAGTTGTTGTCCATCGTGACATCGGCAGTGACACCATCTTGCGAGATATCGATGGTTCCCGAGCCGTTGTTACCGCCCCTGATGACGACCATGATCGGCTTGCCGGTTGTGTTCTGATGCCAAACGTTGAGGGCACGGCTCGGCTCAGACCAGGTCTGGCCAATGCCAATGCCATCGAGCCGGTGCATGGCCCCGGCGCTGTCCTCGTATTCAAAGCGCTGGTTGGCGTCATTCCAGCCAAAGGACCGGTGAACGTCTGCCGTATCGTCCCAATAGCGACCGAAAGAAGAGCCACCGGCTTCCTTGCCGATGTAGTAGCCATCCTCAGCGAGAAGACGGCCGCTGATGGTTGCACCTTCGTTGTCGGTCGCAAGCTTCTGCACACCGTCATAGAGAAGGACGGTTTGAAGTCCCGCAATCAGCTCAACACCGCGACGGACAACGCCATTCGCCTTTGCCGATGACAGGCCGAAGGTTGCGCCTGCTGCCCGGCTCTCGATGATGATGTTTCCGGTGATGTTCCAAAGTGTCGTGTTGGTGCCATCATGCATGACGTTGAAATCGCCACCGGTACCGAATGACGCGGCGCGGTTATCGAGCCATTTCGTGGCCGCATCAATATCGGTCGGAACATCGTTGCGGACGAAATTCGATGTATCCAGCGAAGCAGCAGCAGCAACGGCTGCATCGCGCGCTGCTTCCGAGTCCGTCTTGGCAGCTGCAGCAAGGGCAGCTGCGGTCTGCGCGTTGGCGATGTCGGAAGCATCCGGCCCTGGAATGGGCTGGCCGTCCCCGTCAAACATGACCACGGTTCCAGCGCGTGTCGCAGCATCGGGAAACGGGTTGATCGATTCTCCGACCGGAACACGAAGCGATCGCGAAAGATCGGTCTCAGGCAATGGCCCGATCCGCGTCCAATCACCGGCACCAACATCTCCAGACTTCTGATAAACTCCCCGGTTTCCGATAACCGGATCGCCCCAGACGCGCGCCAAAGCTCCTGCTATCCAGCTCAGATCTGCTTGAAGTTCAGCGAGCGTTGAATAGTCGTCCCCGCGAGAAGCTTCGAGTTGTGTCGCCAATTGCGCCACCGGGATCACGGCGGTCGTTTTTTGCCCCCCGACTTCAACATGACCCATCAGTTCGCTGATCACCGACACCGAGTTAAAGCTGTCTGTTCTAACGCCCATGAAGGCACTCCTTAAGTAACGGTCACCGTGAACGGTCCGGCGAGCGGTCCCGCCTGGTCATCTTGGTTCAAAGGTTCGAGGTAGTAGTCGTAATCGCCGGCAGGCAGAAGACTGGTGTCCTGGCCGGTCGCATCACCGTCCGTGACAACGAGGGTGGCAGATTTGGAAACCAGATGGCTCCCGATGCCGTGCAATGCCCTATCGAGCGTACCGCCAGCCGCCAGCCTATAGATGACCACCGAAACAACGTTGTCGTCATTCTGAGTGACGATGGTGATATCCGCGTGCGCGACATCGCCGACAACTCCGCTGCCGGCTCCAAGCGCCATCGGCAACCCGGCGTCTGTATCGCCGATCGTAACGATCGCGATTGTGTTGTAAGGACCTGGCGTGCCGTTCGGGGTCAGGGCGCGCGCACGCAAGTCAACGTCGTCGCCGTTGACGTATCCCGAGATTGGTGAGCCGCCATCCCCCGACGAAATGACGATTGTGGTCCATATCGCCGTACCGGTAAGGCGGTGGTCAATTTCGAAAGTCGCCACGGACGCGGCGCTTCCAGTTCCCTGGCTGATGAGAACATCCAGACCATCCGGGTCACCGGTTCCTGCAAAGCCAGTTCGAACCGAAGTGAAGACCGGCGCGGCTGGGACCAGCAAAGGATCATTGAGTTCGCTTCCGACAACGCCAGACCATGTTGGCGGTGTTTCTGCGTCGGTGAGTGTATCGACGACCGGAGATGCATCGATCATCGTAACGTGGCTTGTGAATGCCTCGCCGGACTCAACACCCTTGATGATCAGTGCCTTGCTTTCTGAGACTGCCTTCCCGAAATGAACGACGGCACCTTCCGTCGGCAGGACACCGCCACCTTCCAGAGTAACCGCATTCGAAACACCTTCGATGGTTTTAACGCCTCGCACAGTGGAAACTCCGACCGTGTCATCCTCGGAAAGACCAGAGCGGAACCGGATCGCGTAGGTTTCACCAGCTATCATCGTAATCTCTTCGTCCAGGACGACGATCTGGTCTTCAACTCTGGCAACGCGTGCTGCGATCTGGGTCTGCTCAAGCTCATCAAACGAACCCATGACCAAGTCGCCACGTGTTGCAACGCGCGCAGCGCCATCTTGAAGCGCGCTATAAATGTTCGGTCGATGGATCAGCTCATACTGACGTCGGCGCGCTTCAATCCAGATTTCGTCCGGATCGGTCTTCCCGGGCAGCTCAATTTCTTCCGTGAGCGTGACCTCGCCGGAAAAACCCGGCCACGGCACAATCCGTTCTGCGGGCTCATAGTCGTTGGTTTTATCGAAGAACGGCACGCGAAACGCATCAGGCGGGTCAAGATAGATCCGTTGCCACCGGAAGTTTTCTGAGTTGCGTGGGTTGATATGGTCGATGACGAGATCCTGAGGCTTGTCGACCACAACGCTCCATTTGACGCCATCATGACGGGGTGAGGCCCGTCCTGCTCCGGCGATCAGCTGCAGGACCTCCAAAAGAGACAGATCGGTATCGAGAACGAAGTTGAATTCCAGGCCTTTCAACGCGCAGAAATCATGCCACGCGGCAAGCTGATCGAGATCTATTGCGCTGTCAGGCACCGGATACGCATTGACCGTCGACTGGAGCAACCACCTATAGAGCGAGGCTGGGTTGGTCGTCGCGCGTTCGATCCAGGTACCAGAGCTGCTGTCCCAATCGGGACAAACGCGCTTGGCAATGCCATTCAGATCGTCGAGCGCTCCGTTCAGCTGATAGGTTGCCTTCACCCGCACGGCGACAATTGCAAGCGGCTCCTCGTAGTTGATCGGATACTCTGGCCGTATGGTTTGAACGGCAACCAGCACGGACCTGTCCTGAACGCGCGCACTGGTCCGCTCGTCGGTCATTCGGGTGACTTCGATCTCGTAGCGGCCGCGCGCCGGGAAGTCCCAAGTGTGCTGTCTATAAAAGGCTTCACGCTTTGCCGCGGCAACGTTCAGCGTCGTGACATCGATCCAGGGATCTTCACTATCCTGCGCCCGATAGCGAATGCGAACTGAAACACTGAGAGATTGTAGATTGCCATTGTTGTCGTACTGGAACAGTCCGCCCGGGAAAGAGACAATCACCGATGCGCCGGTTCCGTTTGCCGCCGAATAGCGAACGACCGGCTCCTCGGTCGACGGTCCGGAAATCACATTGCCTGCATCGTTGCGCGGCAATGGCCGCGTGAGATCGGTACCGGCGGGGTCTTCCAATACTTGTCTTGGGAACAACGTGACCGGCTCGTCATCAGGGCGCCCTTCCCTAATTTCCATCTCGACCTCGTCGTACTCGTCGATATCGGTAGTGCCGATCTTGAATTCTGAAAGATCGATCGGACCTGGACCGAAAACGAACAGTGCGCGAATGTACTGAATGTCTCCGACAATCTCGGTGTATGGCCGGGCTGCAAAGGGCGGCGCATAGCGGTGCTCACCAAATGGAACCGGAAGCGGCGCGTCTGGCGCCAAGCGATTTTTCCAGCCACTGACGGTGAAAGACTGCTTCACTTCACTGTCCGAAGTCGCAGCTGACGTGTCGGGACTCGCAGGCGGGACGAGCGCATTGATCAGGAGATTGCCGAGGGCGGTGACACCAAGTGACAAACCTGCTTGCGCCAGGCCAACGGAAATTCCGAAAGCACCAGCAAGAACCGGCGCAAAGAAGGCACCAATTGCGATCGCCGCGATGGCGACCACGACCTGGAGGATCGACCGCAGGGCGTTCTTTCCCGGCAACACCCTGATGACAACCCGAACGCCCGGACGCGGTCTGACGAACTGCCAGTTCTTGCGCTGAATGATCTCTGCGCCTTTATCGGTCACGAGAGCAACGCGGATCGGCAGGTCCTCACCGACCGCTTCAGGCAAAGCAGTCGCAACGATTTCTGCAAGCGACAGCCCTTGCGGTAGCGTCAGATCGATCCGGCCAATACCCGGGTCGAACAGCGGCGCAGCAATGACGGGGACGGTCTCAGTCAAAGGAACGCTCCACTAGATCAGCATGGCGGTAGTGACCGAGCAGCCGCGGCTTCCAGGCACCGCTTTGATAGCTCTCTACCTTGACCTGGTCTTCGCCTTGGACGTGGAGCATCACACCACTTTTAACGACGACGCCGCAATGCGCAGCCAGATTGCCTATGCGAAACAGCGCGATATCGAAAGGCTTGGCAGCGCCCTCGATTTTACGCCAGGGGCCGAAGTCAATCGCGTTTGAAAAGAGAACGTTGAGTTCGCTGCGCTCATCGCAGCTGACATAGTCGCCTGCGTAAGAAAGGAGCTGCATGCCAAGCTCTTCTGCATAAACGAGAACTGCAAGGCCGTAGCAATCGCAGCCCTTGCTCTCGCGGCCGAATTCCTTGAATGGAATGCCGACGTATTTGTTGCTCCAACTCATCTGTGAAGCCCCGGAAATCGCTGTTTTGTCATGCGCACGGAGGGAAAACTCTCTTCTTCGATCGGTTGACGGCTCAAAAAGAGCGAGATTTCGGATGCGTCGCCTTCGGCGCGCACGAGACGCAAATCACGATATTCAGCTTCAAGCTGATCGGGCGATGAGGCGAGCACGACCGCCATGTCGACCGTCGCCTGCGTGGTGATCATCTGCAGGAGATCGGCGATGCCCTTTGTCACGTTCTCAAGAATGAGGACCGCTTCTGCAGGTGCTTCTTCAAGGTCACTCGGCAAGTCGGCAGAGACGAGCACGAATTGAAAGGGCTCGCTGACCGGGTTGGCACCATTGAACGATGACCGTGTTCCATAGGCCAGCGGTTCAACGGAAAGTCGTTCGGTATTGTCAGTTGAAAGCCGAATGGGCTCCGACAGAGCCGTATGCTCGATATGAAACAACGCAACTTCAATCTCGTTGGTCGAGTTTTCTTCCTGCGAAAGTCGCTGGTTCAAAGAAACCCGTCTCAAGGCATCACCGTCACAGGAAAGGTGACAACAAACTGGAGACCAGGTTTGCTCGTCACCGGCATATTGTCTCCAAAAAGAACCAGCCAATGCGCAGCTATCAAGAGCGGCTCATCGTCTGGTGTGAGAAGCGCGTTCCCGTCTGGCGCAAGCAACGGCCACCCATCGGTAACGGGATCCGGCATGAGGAACGGCAAAGCTCCGAACTGCGTCTCTTCCCGATGGAACTTCTCAAAGATGGCGAGCTCTTCGCGCGAGATCTTGATGCTCAACGACACCAGCTCACCGACAGAGGAAAAACGGCGCTTATATCCCGGCGTTCCGGTTTCAGCGCGCTTGCGAACGCGCGGGTCTTGAAGTTGTTTCTGGAACCCGGATCTCTGCGGCTTGGGAAGCTCCGCAGGCCAAACTGGAATCATCGCTTAGCCCTTTGCTTCTTGACGCCATAGGTACGCCCAAGCGTGCGCTGCGCGGCGCCGCCTGGTGTGTTCAAGGCATCTGCGACTTGCTCTGAAAGGATAAACTTGATGCTTCGGCCGCCGCGGTCGTCACGCTCCTCTTCAACATCGACCTGCGCACCGGAATAGTTGTGCATTTCGATCTTGAGCTGATCGTCATTTGCCGCCCTGGAGCGCATCTGTTGACCGCCACCGGTCGAAGCATATGGCGTCACGTAGCCGCCGGAACGAAAGCCCCTCAGTGAATTGCTGTGCAGCGCATCAAGGACACCGACACCAATGCGACGTGTCGCAGGCGCGCTGAATACATATTCGTTCGCATGAACAAACCCTGCGACATCGCTATCAGCGCCAGGTCCAGTCGCTCCACCCCGGTTGAACCCGAACAGGCCGCCGATCGCTTTGAAAATACCGGAAAAGAGACCTCCGAAACCGCCACCACCAGCGGCGCTTCCACCTTCTCCGAGCCCACCGACAATGTTCTGAAGGCCTTCCGTCATGGACCCGGCCAGCTCCTGAGACTGGCCCGCAAAGGACGTTGCAGTGTTGGCAAGCGAGTTGCTGCCATCGGCAAGCGATCCAATCGCCTTGCTGATCCCGCCATCGAAGCGGGTCAGGCCTGTCGATGCGGTTTGAAGATCACCACCAAAGACGTTGAGAGCTTCTTCAGCCGCTTGCAATCGGCCGGTCCAGTTGTGCATGGCCTCCGGATTAGCATAGGAAAATCCGGAAGGACGCTCGAAACCGCCGAAGGCCGCAGTTGCCTCCCGCACATTCCGGCTCGAAAGAAGATCGCGGAACGCCCGGTTTTCGGTGGTCTGGAGTTCGTGCCAGGCGAAGTCCAGCTGACCGCGCACATTGCCGAGGTTCTGCCGGCCGCCGATAAAATCAAACAGGTCGAAACGCCGATTATTGTGCTGAAACAGCCCAAAGGCATTTCCACCATCCCCGATCGCAAACGGATTGAATGCGCTTTCAGCAGATACATTGCCGACGATCCCTGCCACCTGGTGCGGCTGCAGCCCCTTGCCGAGGAAGTAACGCCACACCTGAGATGCAACCGATCCACCGGTTGACGGCGCGATCGCCGAGGCCGCCGCGGTTGCCGGAAGAGACGCAGCAGCAGCAACAGGCGGGCTGTAACTTGAAACCGACGTCGTTCCCGCAACCCTGCCACCGCCGAGACGACCGCCAGTGATCGCCCCGAAGAGACGCGACAGGAAATCGGTCGGCGCTGGTCCACCAAAGAGGAAATTGAGCTGCCCGGAGATGAAGTCTCGCAGGATCTGCTTGGCAAGATTTTCAAGAACGTCTGAGAGTTCCTCGCCGTTGACGATGGCGTCGGCCAGACCGTCGGCAAGCTCTTCACGCAGAGGTACCGTTGCTTCTCTGAGATCATTCGTGCGGCGCTCGGCAACAACCAGCTGAGCCGCATATGCACTCGGACCATTGCCGGAGGCGATCTCTTCAAGACGCTCCAGAGCCGCGGCAGCGTCATCTGTTGCCGCAGCATAGTCCCGCATTGCCTTGGCACGGGCGTCGTCGGCGCTGCCGCCGGCACGTGAGAACAGACCTTCACTTTCCAGTTCGGCGATGCGCCGGAGCCGTTCTGCCAACTCTTCAGCTGGCGTGCGGCTCGCCTCAATCAGCTTCTTGACTTCGGCCAGACGTTTTTCGAGCTCTTTGTTGCCAGTGGCATTGAGCTTGTCGACGACCTTTTCGTAATCCTCGGTCGCCTTGGCACGGGCATCTGCCGCCTGCGTTGCTGTCAGCAGGCCTTGTTTTTCGGCGTCAGCAATATCTTTGAGTGTTGCCTGATATTCATCCGCCGCCGGAGTGATCCGTTCGATCCAGGTATCAGCAATTTTTTCGAGACGCTTGCGTTCTTCTTCAGCCTGGAAATTGGCTTCCTGGCCGGTCGTTGAAGGCGTCGTAGCAGCACCTTCCGGAGGTTTACCATTGCGGACGTCAAGCAGCTCGCGAAGAGCGGCTGCCTCTGCTTCAATCAGAGCGAGGCGTTCCCTTTGAACTTTCAATCGCGCAGCTGCAATAGAATCGTCGCGCCTTTCGAGACCTGCAATCGACTCTCGGAGAAGTATGCCTTCATTGACGAGCTTAATGTAACGCTCTTGAACACGCAGCGTCGATTGGTCTTCAACGTCACGCGTTAAATCAATCAGAGAGCTAAAACCATCCAACGCTGTTGCGAGAAATTCGGTGAGCGCTTGCATTGCTGGCGCCGCATCAAGCAGTGCCCTAGTCAAACTGCGATTTATTGTCTGCGATGCTTTAGTCAGTTCACTATCCAGCTCTTCAGCCCGCTTGATGACATCCGCATCAAAGATCAAGCCGAGATCACGCGACTCCTGGATCATGCGACGCAAGTTGTCTGAGCCGCGGTCGATCAGCTCGACAAAGCGTTCGCCGGCGGTGCCACCGAAAATTTCATCGGCGATCCGGATTTGAGCAGCGCGATCGAATTTCTCAAGGCGCTCAATAATTTCAACGAGCAGGTCGGATGGGTTTTCGAGCTCCCTTTTCAGTTCCGCCGCGCTGAAACCAAGCCGCTGGAATGCCTCGGCCGCAGATCCGGCTCCGGTAAGGATGAACTCGTCCGCACGAAGGTTCAGTTCTTTCATTCCGTCGGTCAATGCGTCGACGGCAATCCGATTCCGCTCAGCAAATAGCTGCAGTTCCTGAAACGGCACAAAATCTAGGCCCGCGCGGCGAGCTGCATCTCCGATCTCAGCCACCGAGCGTGCTGCATCACGGGACGAGGTCACAATTTTTGCAAAGCCGAGCGACAATGCACCAATGCCAATTGCGGCAGCTGCCCCAGCCGGTCCCATCGCTCGTAATCCAGCACCGGCTGCACCGAGATTGCTCGACATGCCGGACGCGCTTGTCTTCAAATCGTCAACGGCAGCGTCAACGGCTTTCAGACTACGCCTGGCGGGCTTGCTTGCGCGTTCAATCCGCTGGAGAGCCTGTTCGCCCTCAACGCCGAATTTACGCAACTCGCGCTGAACGACTTTTCCGTCGACAGCAGCAAGCCGAATGCCAACCTGAGGCATCCTACCTCGCATGGGCAGCTCCGTGATGTTCCTGGAATGACTTCAAGAAGGCGGCCTCGTAACGGACAAGGAATCCTGAAACGATGGCCGTTTGTGCGGCGGTTAGGTCGCCTGCTCGCGCAAGCGCCTCACTTATGAGGAGACCGGTGCGACGTCCATCCTGGTCGGACACGCGCCACACCCCTGCCCCCGTCGCCAACCGCACGGCCAAATGGCCGAGCCCCGTTTGCGGCTGGTTCCGATCCATCGGACACTTCTGTCCGCAATTCTGGTTCAGCTCTCTGCAGCCTTCGCAGTATCGTCCTCCGCCTCGCCCGAACCAGGCTGCGAGACGGTCGATCCGTTTCCCTCTTCTCGAACCGCGACCTGGACAGAATACGCGACCTTGTCGAAGGCTCGTTTCATGTCGGGATGGAGCAGAAAGCGGCCAATGGTGGTGCGATTGATCGGAAGCACATCATCGTCGTCACCAGTGACGTTTTCCCAATTCGTCACGATCTGCTCAAATAAGAGCACGCTCGAAATGAACGAGGAGAGGCCAAGAAAGTTGCGCAAACGATCAGCAACGAACTCTTCATCATCTTCATTCTCGCAATCGTCGCCCGACTGTCCGAGCCGCAGGTCGTGCTCGATCAAGCTCTGCGGCACTCCATAAACCGTCAGCGCGTTGCGGGACATGACCATGTCCCGAATAGAGGTCGAGGCCTCAGCTTGCGCCTGGTCAACATCGATCGAGTTTGCCGGACGCATGGTGAGGACCACGCCGTAAGGAAACGGAACGGCGCGGTCCTCGAAGGAAAATTCCGAAGGATTAAAGGACATAGGCGTCAACGTTGTTGGTGACGGTCACGGTCAGCATCGGAGCGCCTGTCGTTTGCTCGGCGCGGAAACCGAATTCCGACTCCAGCCGGCCAGGACCATTGATCGGCGCAAACGGTGCACGGTCAAAGCGAACCGCGGGCATTGCAAAGTTGATCCGCGCATCGGCCGCTTCACCGAATTCAAGCTCCAGTGCGACCGGTGCTCCTGCATTCATGATGTCGTAGTAGGTGTCATCGGTATAACGCACTCGCCCGTTTCCGGTGAGCTGCGCCTCCGTGTCGAGATCATATCCGGACACAAACTTTGTGCCATTAATCGACTCATCATCGGCAAAGCCGTTTTGGTAGTTGATCGACGCGCCGAGGAAGTTGCCCGCGAGGGCGCCGTTCACGCGGAGCAGCCCCTGCGATGCCGGGAGCAGCGAGGTTGGCACCATGGCAGGAGGCGTGCCGCCGCCCGAAGTGGTGAGCTTGACCTGGTTTCGGGCGAGGCAGTTCAAGGTCACCTGCCTGAAGCCGCCGCCTCGGGTTGCGTCAAGCGACATGCCGTTCGCGACGACACCGAGGGTCTGGTAAAAAGCCAACCCGGCGCGCTTTTCGACCTCAATGGTGCGCCACGGCAAGACTTCGCTGCCAGACGTCCAGACATGGGTGTACGGCCCTGCCCCGGTCGTATTGGGCTGACCGAAGAGCATGGTCAGCCAATACGGGAAATGGTTGGCGTCAAGCGGCACGACGATGTCGCCGGCAGCGCTCAACAGTCCCGGCTGCGGCTCGGTCGCATCGCGGTTGTTGTTCCGCGAAAGGCCGATCAGCGGGTTTTCCTCGAAAGGCTCGGTTTCGCCGAGGTTCTCCGAATAGAAGAATGTCGACAGGTAGTTCCCGGTTGCCGCCTGGTCGAACTGTGTCTGCGTGCCAAACAGAAGGTTTGCGGTCTTGCCGCGCGGCTTTGCGCTCGTTGCCATGGGAAAGCTCCTTTGGATCAGCCGCCAATCGCGGCAATGGATTTTTCAAGATCGGTTGCCCGGCGGATTTTCCCGTCGAGCTTCTTGATCGCGTCCGGCTCAAGCCAGAGAACCTTGCCGCGGCGGTTGCCGCCGCAGTCCTCAAGCAAAATGAAATAGCCAGCCTTCGAAGAGGCGGCGGTTCGCTTCTCGCTCATGTTTCACCTGTTGGATCGTCAGAAGGGTTGGTCGGAGGTCAGCTCGATCTCCAGGCCGACGATCAGACCGGAGAGATTTGGAACACCGTCCGTCGCAAGGCCTGATCGTGTGATCCCGGCAAGGCGAGAATGCGCACACGCCCCTCCGAGGGTTGGATCGGCATCGACGGCCACCGCAACGGCACCAACGATCGCAGACAGGGACGCGCGGCGGTCCGCATCGGCGTCGCCCTGGACGATGACTTCGAGGTCCGGCAATAGGGTCAGCTCATAAACAGCGCCATCGCCGATTAGGACATTGTCGACACGAACGTCCCCGTCGATCAGATTAGCAAAACCCTTTGCGCCGTCTTCGAGCGCTTCCAGCATCTTCTCCAGTGGTTCGTTTCTGTGAAACGACGGCACGGAGGTTTCAGACGTGGCGAGCGTCGTTAGAACGCTCTGCAGTGCAGTTAGCGCGATGTCAGAGTTCATTGACCAAGCTTCCTTGAAATTCCAGCCGTGACCCGTTGGACGAACAGCCGTTCTGCGACGGCAGCAACGGAATCAATGTCAAAGCGCTTGGCAAGCCGGACCTGTTTGACAAGCACGTACATCAAGACCGGTTGCGACTTGATCCGGCCACCTTCCTTTACAACTCGCGACCGGCGCTTCTTGCCGCCCGATCGCCTGAAGCCCTTTTCGGCAACGGCGTAGAAAACCCGGTTGCCGCTGCCCGGTTTTGGAAAGACCTTCAAACTGTCCAGGCCGAAAGTCTCCAGAAAGTCCTCCATCGACATTCGCCGACGGCGAGCGCCTCGTTTGCGGCTTGCCGGCGCAAAATCCGTTGGAATAGCCAGAAACCCGGCAGACCTGGTCGACCGGATTGGATCGGCAGACGAAAACGCAGAAACGATGTGCGGTGCCTTCGACCAGATGAGCGCGGCCGGTTCCAGTGTCAGGACATTGCGGCTCGGGAAGGTTCTGTGACGCCATGTCTTTGCAAGCCGGTTTCCCAGACCTGCGGAATTGATTTGTTGCCGGAACCGTTTCTTGACGGCCACCGCGACATCATCGGTCGCCTCGAAAATGGCGCGCGCGACTTCGTCGGATTGCCGGTTCAGCTCCTTTTGCAGGTTGCCGAAAGCTGCGAGTTGAATATCAGGCACTTTGGAGAACCACGCGGCAACGCCAGACAAGCCTGGCGTCATCTTTGAGAATTGGCTTGGCGACGATCTTGTGCGTTTCGCCGTTGACTGTAAAAACGCCGCCCTCGACCGGGGTGACTTCGCTTTTGCGCACAAGGAAAATCGTTTCCCGCCCCACCGGCCGAGAGACGAAATCGCCCATGTCGACGCCGACATCGTCATCGCTCTCAAACATGAGCTTGCACGGTGCGGCACTATAAAGGCTGTCGACGCCAAGCCGTACAAAGGCGGCGTCGACAGCTTTGGTTGCAATGTCAGAGCGCATCTGCGTCCGATCAGTTCGAAGTGATGACTTCGACTAGGAGGTTCGGCTGCTTGCAGACCGCAATCCGGTTGGACTGCGACTTCATCTCCACACCAGCTCCATGATCGAGGACCTTGCTAGACACATAGATCGGATCGGATGCGTCAGGCGCGATATTGACCATATCAACGTGGTGAACCGGTCCTTGATAGGTGCGGAACAGGTTTTGCGTACCTGCGGGATATGCATGACCTTTGCCCGCTTCGACAATCGCTTCTGATGTGATCACGCCCGAAGAGTTACGAACCGGGAACGTTCCCTTGTACTCACGGAACAGGATCTGCCCGAATTCGAACACCCGACCCCAGTTCCCACCGAGGTTCTGGCGCTCGATATCCTGCAACCTCGACGCCTGCTGAGTTTGAATCCAGAACTTCTCGACGTTTGGATGTGACACCAGCTTGTTGAAGAAGCTCGGCGAAACAATCACTTCAACCTGCGTGGAGGTCTCACCTTTCAGATTGCTCTGAATGTGGTCGATCACCTCTTCGCATTTCTCATACACATTGGTGCCCGCAGTGCCGAGAACGAAGTCGATGGTTTTCTTCGAGAGATTGAAAACACTGTAAAGGTCATAAAGCGTGACACCGCGACCATCCTTGATAAGGCCGCGCAACATGCCCATGCGGATGTATTCCAGCGTGATCGCGTGATGGCCACGGATCGTGTTCAGTCGACGTGCGGTTTCCGTATTTAGATTCCGTGCGCTCATCATCCCATTGATGACTTCAACACCGCCGACGAGGTCTTCGGTCTTGATCGTTTCCAGATGCGGAAAATGTGGGATCAAGAGAATCGTTCCGCCAACCTCGTCCTGCTCGGACATTTGACCTGGTGCACCTGCTTCTGACGCAGCCAGAACGACCAGTTGACCGTCGCGGAAGTCGAGGCGCACATAGCGTGATGCCATCGGCTCATCCGGAGCCAGGTTCAGTGCGTTGAGCATCCCGAAGTTGTTTGGAATGCGGTTGACCTCCTCGGTCAGCTCGACATTCGAGTAAGGAAAGAGAATTTCCGGCATAGCCTTTCACTCCTGATGATGTCCGGCTCTGCCGGAGATAAGAAAAAGGCCGGCAATGCCGGCCCCGTTAGGTTGCTGGGTTACGCGGTACGGACCACGATCCCCTGTTTTTCAAGGTCCTCAAGGGCAAGTGCCTTCTGCGCGTCGGTGACCCCGTCTGGCCAGACGATACCGTTGGCGAAACACAGAACATCGCGGCGCAGCGCGATAAGACCGATCGAGAGGTCAATACCGTCCGGTGCCTCAGCATCTGTCGCGGCGATTCCCCAGGGAACCTCAGACCCGTCCGATGCCGTCGGGTCCCACGCAACCACCTTGCCGGCATTGGGGTTGATGTCCGCGCCTGAGACCGTAATCTCAAAGCGATCACCTGCAGCAAAGTCATTGCTGCCGTCCGCAATGGTGAAGCGGACCTGCTTGGTGAAAGCAGCACCGACCTGTGCGGTACCGATGGACTCCCCGTTCGGGTCGCTTACCTCAAACGTGCCGCCATTGGCCGCCGGTTCGGTGCAGACAACGGTATAGACACCCTCTTTGGCTTTGCCGGTAACGGCCGGCGCTGCCATCGTGAGAACGCCATTGCCTGTGTTGCTGGCATCAACTGAAACGGCAGCAGAGATGTTTGCGGTTGTTGCAAGCATTGCCAGAATCATGCCGACAGCAACGGTGCGAACAGAGCCGTTCCCAGCGAGCAGCACAACGCTTTCGCGGGAGAAATCCGGATTGGCCTCCCATTTCAGAACCGAAGTCAGACCCTTCGGCTGGGTCATGGAGTAGTGCGGCAACATGTTGAAAATCCTTTCAATCGGCCGAGTAAAAGCGTTCCCCGGCCCTGAAACGGGTCGAGGTCAGATTTCGTGAAACGGTGTCTGCTGAGTTAGTTGGCGTAGCGGTCGACGGCCTTGGACAGGCTGGAGCGCTCTTTTTTGGCCTTAAGCGGCCCGCCGAGTTCAACCGCGGCATCGGCAGAGGCGCTTTCCTTGCGTTTGCCGAAGTCTTCATCATCGGTCTCGACCTTGGCCTTCGGCGATTTGCCGAGCGCGGCATTCGCCGCTTCCGGGGTCTGGTCCGTGTCGAAGGCAAAATGACGGGCCAGGTCTTCCCGGCCCTTTGCCTCCTCGCCATCCAGAATGGCCTTGATGCGGGTCCGTTCGGCACCGGTTGCCGAAGCGATGGCATCTGCAACAGCCAGTTCAACAGCCTGGTCAAGCTGTTCCTGAGTAAAGCCCGAAGCAGATGCATCGGGCTGCTGGTTATTCCCGCTCATGGATAGTCCCCTTTGCTGCGAGAGTGAGCGCCCGACGCGGGCGCGGGATAGATCTTCCAAAACCTCATCGAACGTGCCGACCTCATCGGCGAGCCCCGCCGAGAGCGCTTCGTCGGAAAACAAGGTATTTGCCTCAAGGCCCCGGATCGCCTCCTCATCAACCCCCCGATGTTCGGAGACGAGAGAAACGAAGCGCGACATGATCGCGTTGATCCGACCTTCGATGTTTGAGAGCGCCTCGCCTTCGAGCGGGCTGAACGGATGACCGTCAACCTTCCGGGCGCCAGCATGGATGATGGTTGCTTTGACGCCGCGATTTTCCATCTGTTTGCTACGATCAAAGTGCAGCCAGAGAACACCGATAGATCCGACTTCGGAGCTTTCGGTCATGACGATTTTGGATGCGCCGCTGACAAGGCCATAACCTGCCGACGCGGCCAGTGAGTTGACGACGGCCACAACCGGCTTTTGCTCCGAAACCGAGCGCACAAGACGTGCGGTTTCCATCATGCCCGCTGCCTGGCCACCTGGTGAGTTGACGTCGAGCAGAATTGTCGAAACTTCCGGATCAGCGGCAGCCCGGGTCAGCTGCTCGGTAAAGCCCTCATAGGAGGTCATTCCGGAGTATGAACCCATCCAGGCACCGCGATTGACCAACTCGCCCATGAGCTGGATGCGCGCGACATTGCCTTCGCGGGCATATCCCTGCCATTCGGGACCGTTGACTCCCTGCTCGATGACCTCTTCGCCTCGAAAACGATTGCCCTGCGGCTCCGGCGTCGACTGACCAAGCATCCTCGCGGCAAGGTACTCGCCGATCAGAAGCCCTTGGCTCTGTGACAGGAGCAAAGGCGTGTCAAACACCTGCGAGGCGGCCCGCAGGTAGCTCAATTCATTGATTTCCGGCATTGGATCGCTTTCCTAAAATCCGCCGCGCATGGCAAAGCGAGTACGGATGCCTTGCTTGCGGTTGCACTCGCCTTTGAGGCGGGTAATCAAAACCTCAAGCTCTTGAATGCTGGCAGGTTGCACAGTGACGTCGAATTCCTGGTACTTCACACGGACTTCGGTTTCGCCGGCGACGAGCTTGTAATAGGCGGTCTGCAGAACTGGCCAGACAAGGCACGGATCAGTCGTGTCGATACCGTCAAAGATGCTCGCCATCACTGGTCCTCCTTGTTCTTGTCGCCGGCTTCATCGTTGCCGTCATTATCGTCGTCATCGTCTTCACCGTCGTTTTCATCCGCGCCGGCGAGCGGTGATCCTTTCGAGGCGTGTGGGTCGGACAAGCCGAGATCCTCGTATCGCTTGGTTTCGCGGGCGCGCTGTTCAGCAACACTTTCCCACTCGTAACCAAGCTCACCGCACTCGATCGAAAGGTTGGTGACACCACGCTCCAGACGTTCACCCATGGATTTGGCAGACTTCAAATCATCAGCGGTCGGCTTGGCCGGACCGTTCCAGTCGGCTTGCGTTGCCGCGGCGCGAACGCGCAGGAAATTCCGAAACCCTCCGGGAAACCGTATCCAACCATTGAAAATCTGCTCTTCGAGCCAGGCGTCGTAAACAGCTTGATAAAAAGGTGCGACCAGGTCCTCACGCCGGCTCACAACCTGCGGCCAGAGTGAGGCAATACCCATACGGACGCTTGAGTAAGTCGCGCCCTCATAGTCAAAGGCGAGAGCCTCATAAGAGACACCAATTGCCCGGGCGATCTCGCGCAATAAGTTGCGCATAAACGGCAGGTAATTGTTGTGTGGGTGATTGGTGTTATGGAACTCAAGCTCTTCACCGAAGAACAGGTGCGCGATCTTACCGTGCGCGCCTAAATCGAGTTTCGTGTTCTTTGCCCATGCCTCTTTCAGGCCGAGAAACGTCTCAAGTTCGCTTGAGACTTGCGGCTGTCCTTCGCCCTCGCCCTTGGTGCTCAGACCTTCAAAAACCTCTTCGGACAGGGCATTCGATTTGATCGTCGCCGCGAAAACAGTCTGCAAAAGCGCCGCAACGAGTGTGGCATCGGCAAGCTGATCAACCTGCCGGAAAACTTTCAGGATGGCTGCGAACGGAGAAATTCCGCGTGTCTGATCAGCATCGCCGTCAAACGTATGGATGATCAATGGCCGCCCGTCTTTATCGCGCGCGAGCATATCGACTGTCTTGTCAAAACCGTTTTGCCGAGCTCGGACACGATATCCGATCGCCATACCATCAACGTCCTGATAGACGCCTTGATGCAAACGGACCTCTTCACGCGTCTCCTGCGTGATCCGCAGCGGGCTCAAAAGCTGCACTTTCGTGCGCGTGAGAGAATTTGGACGTTGCCGCAGGACGATCCGCGCGACGCTCTCCCCAAAGGCATAGTGGGATTTGAGCTGCGTTCGTGCCATTTTGGCGATGGTCATCTTGCCGCGCGCATCGCATTCCATCGGGTTGTTGGCATAGGAACGAAACCGCATCGCCGCATTGCGCGCCCATTCACCCGCTTCTTCCTGACTAGCGAACCCGCACACCTGCCAGTCAGGTTTCGGTGTGAGTTTCAGGCCATTGCCGATGGTATCGCCGACAGCCTGATCGACCGCACCTTTCATCCAACCCGAATTGTGGATCGACTCAATCGCACGGGATGCAACCGATCCCCAAGCCTCGCGAACATCTTTCGACGCCTCGCGCAGGCTCGGACGCGGCCAACCGGCGAGAAATCCGCTGCGGTCCGGCCGCAGGTATTGCGCAGACGGCTGCGCTTGCCCCGGAAGCACTTCCGAGCGCGGAATTGAAGGTACTGATGTTCGCATGATCACCCGTTCAAGGATTTGGCGAGACGTTCAAAGGGATTTTCCTTCGGCTTCTCGGTCGCGTCTGCTGCTGCGGCCGGTTTTGGCGCGAGAGGAAGATCTTCCATGTCGAGCTGAACTTCTGTTGATTGAGTGCAGCGCTCAGCTTCCAGACCGTCCCACACGGCTCCAGGCATGGAGCGCAAACCGAGTTTGGTTGCCGCGGCTTCCGCCTGGTTCATCGTATCGAGCGGCTCATTGGCCTGGAGCGGGTCTTTCTTCCAACGCCAGACTTCAAACCCGTCCTTGTTCTTTTCGGCGACCCGACGCTCTGCCGTCAGCCCGCGGAAATATTCGTCATCAAGACCGCGCGGGAAAGAAACGAACCCGGGCTCAAGCGGGTCAGTCTTGCGGATGTTCTTATAGAGCCCGAGTTTCATGATCGAGCTGTTGAAGTTGTAGAACCGGCGTGAGTATTTTTTCACCTTGCCGGTTTTCTCGTTGTACTCTTGCTTGACCCGCTGCAGGCGCGGTGCCGTTTCTGACCGTGCGCCGCGAACCATGATCACGCGTGAGGCCGGGAAACGCTTTGCCCATCCCCAAACGTCGGTCGTATAGGCGTTGCCGTCGATCGCGGTCATATCGGGCTTTAACCGATGACCATAGGCATTCGGCCACTCATTGTTGACCAGCGCGTCGAGCAAGCCTCTGCTTGACTTCTCGCCGATGTAACCAGGCACAGTTCCGTAATCGATCACGAAACGGCGTAGGTTGCGATCCCAACCGACAAGCTGCCATTCCAGCCGGTCGCCCTGTACGTCGATCCCGAGCGTGATGAACACGGCACCTGCCGGGACCTGCCCCTTGGAATACTCCGAGAGGGCAGCACGATCGCGCAGGTCCTCCCACGGCGGCGCATCGCCGGCAGCTTCATATGCGAGGCCGACAACATCGTTCATAAACGTCTGTTCGCTGGCCGGGTCGCCTTTTGCTTTCAGCCAGGCCCGCGCAATGCGCTCGAACGTCTGCAGAACCGAATAGGCAGACCAGATCCAGAAAGACCGGTGCTGGCGCTTCGCTTTTTCGTTGCCCGCGCGCCATTCCAGCTTTTTGAGCATAGCGGGACGGTGGTGCTCTTCGATCACTCCACCGCAGTCAGGATCGGTGCACGTAAAATGCGCGCGCTCCGGGTGCTCTTCTTCCAGATTGGCCAGCATATTGTCCCACTCCAGGACCTGCATGTGACCGCAGTGAGGACACGGGACGTAGGGCCGCTCTTGACTGCCATCCTCGTAGTTGCGTGAGATCCGGCATCCGGGCAATACGAGCGGAGTTGATATCTTTGCGATCTTGGCGAATTCATGCGCCTGGCTTCGCGAATCTGCCTGCGCCTCCGGATCGCCTGCCGAGTTGGTCTCCCATTTGGCCAGATCGTCCTGGACCTGGTTCTTCATCGTAACCATCGACAGCGACGCCGGCGAATTCGCGCCCGATATCTGGATGGCACCGCGACCGTCTAGCCGTTCCTTGTAGAGGATCGAGTCGCCGCCATCCCGGCTCTTTTGGGAAAACAGCGCCCGCAAAGAGGCGGTGTTCTTCAGCATCGGCGCGAGTTTCTGTTTCGACCAGCGCTGCGCGTTGCCTTCCGTTGGATGAACGTACAGGAAATCACCCGGAACCATCTCAAGCGAGCCGCAGCAGAAAATGTTCGCCAGGACAGTCCCGCCAAGCTGCGCGCTTTTCTTCAGCGTCACGATCCGGCAAGGATCTTCCGGCGACATAGCCCGCAAAACCTCATCGAAATAGCCGAAAAGGTCCCGGTTGTACGGACCCGGATACGGGCTTTCGCGTTCTGAGAGGACAATGTTGTCCTCCGCCCATTTCAGATAATTGACCTTCGGCGGCGGCGTCCAGGCATCGGCCATGGCGTCATACGCTAGCCGCTCCGGGTTTGCCGTGTTCGTAACGTGGCAGTTCACTCGGCCGCTTCCATCATCGTCTCGCCGATCTCCGTGTCGACAGTGGCCGGCAGGGTTTCTGCCTTTGCCCTTGACGCTTCAGCTGCTCGGCTGCGCATCTCCATGAACTCGGAGCGCAGCTCATGCAGTACATCACGAACGGGCAATTCGAATTTGGACGCGATCTTGGCGGCCATAGTGGGCAAAGCACCTTCAAATGTCTGGATCATTTGAACCGCGATCCGTGTATTGCTGGCTCGGACTTCCTCGGTTGGAGTGAACCGGCCCTTGCGGGCTTCTTCGTCTTCAGCTGCCTTGCGGCTTCTGATCTGCTCCTGAAAGAGCCGCTCCTGTTTGAGCTTGTCCTCGATCGTCTGGACCCGCGGGTCCGGCAGATCAGGTTTCGACTCCGGATCAAGCCGCGGTGCCTGGTCGAAGGTCGGTTCGGCCGGTTGCTCTTGGCCGGTGAGCTGTGTCTCCAAGCCGTTGCCGAGCATCTGGCCAATATCGAGGTGACGACGCAGCTGCTCGCGCGCAACGGCGACATTGATCTTTGACCTTCGCCCTGCCCCAACCAGCGCATCACCGGAAATCTTGCCTTCGGCGATGTATTGAGAGACCCGGCCAGGACTGACGTTGAGGATGTTGGCGAATTCGCCCTTGGTGACAACGGCGTTTTCACCCGCGCTTGTTGTCACAGGTTCGCTCCGGCATTCTTCTCAACTTTAGGAGTTTAGGGGCCACTTTAGGACTTTAGCCGACTTTAGGCTTTGATTTTAGGGTCAGACTGGCGACACAAAACGCTCAGTCCCCCCGTTTTGTCTTTTGGCGGGATACGGTCCCTAAATGGCGGACGTGAAAAAGGTCCGCATCGCTGCAGTCCGAAGGCTTTTAGTTTCAAATCTGAGCTATCTGGATAATTGAGACATTCGCTTGACCGTGAACATCGTTGACAGAAGTCGAACCCGTGAAGCACGATTGTCAATATTGAATCACGGTTAAACCTTTGATGTGTTTGACCGGCGTGATGTCGGACACTGAAGTACCGTTGATATTGAGCTTCTGAAGAGACGCCAGTCCGCCAAGCGCGCTTACGTCCGACACTGACGTGTTCTGGAGATCGAGCCAAGTCAAGGACGTCAAACCACCAAGCGCGCTGAAGTCGGACACTGAAGTATCGCGGAGAGAAAGCTGCTGAAGAGACGTCAGACCAGAAAGCGCGCTGATGTCGGACACTGAAGTACCGACTAGAGAAAGCTGCTGAAGAGACGTCAGACCAGCAAGCGCGCTGATGTCGGACACTGAAGTAC